CATATTTCTGAAGCTAAAAACAATATGGATCAAGTATTTGATTTCATGATGAATGAATCAAAAAAAGACGGTATGGAATTGTCTATGAATATTGACGATGAAGATATGGTCATGATGGAAGGACGTAAAAAAACAGGAACTCCTCTTTGTGCAAGAGGTTTAGCGTCCGCCAAAGCAAAATATGACGTTCACCCCTCAGCTTATAGCAATGGACACGCTGTTCAAGTATGTAAAGGAAAAATCAAAGGTCTTGATGGTAAAAGACATTGTTCAGGAGCTTACTGTTAATTTTTTTTTAAAAATATTTTTTTATTCAAATAATTTATATATATTTGTAGATACATAAACTTTATACAAATATGGAAAACAAAATAAAAAGATTTTTTAGTAGATTAAAGATTAAATTTTATATTTGGTCAAAAAAATCCTCAAGTATTGTACCAACTTATCAGGATAAAATCATATCATATGAAAAGACATGTTTTAAAATATGTCTTAAAATAATTCAACATAAAAATACGGAATTTATGATAGCCCCAATGTCTGACAAACGTTATCTTAAAAATGACGATATGAAAATTTTCATAACAATGACAGATCGTAGGGTTGAAATCACTAATCACGTTTATAACTATAATGTTAAACTACATGATAGGGATTGGGAAAGATTAACATATATTTTTGATCTTGAGGCAGATAAAAGAAGACTTAATTATGAGGTTGACGTTAATTCACAAATTACTAACTCTCTACATAATATCTTAGAACGAGTTTCTAATTTCGATTAAAATGTTACTAACCAAATAATCTATGGATTATTTATTACTAACCATAATAGGTTTTTGTCCTTTACCGGATTGTGTATCATTTTTTTCGGCAGATCTTTTACGTTGGCAAGCAGATCTTTTTGCAGAATCACTCATTTTACCGGCAACACCAGCGGCCCTACATTTAGGGTATGAACCCTTAGAGGTATCTTGTCGTCCGCAGGGAGGATGTTTGCCGTCAACTTTACGACAAATGTCAACCCAAGGTCCTTTTGGTTGAGAAGACCCATTAGGTTTCTTCTTTTTACCAAACCAAACGGCAAGATCTTCATTTATAGTTCCTTTGTCAGAAATCTCAATCCATTCATTAAATGGGACTTTTTCTAAAAATTCAACCCTATTTTGATTTAATGGTGGGTAATTTAAATCATAATCGTTAATTGACTCTTTAATTTTTTTAGTTATTTGTCTTACAACCCCATCTAAACTTACCGTTGTTTTTTTTGGGTCATAATTTTTTATAGGTTTGGCATCTGTATTATGAAATGGTAATGAATTAATAATTCCAGCATCCTCAGACCAAGCAAATTTGTCAGGATTATTTTTCATAAATTTAGAAATTTTTTCAGCCCTTTTTTCTTTTCTTCGTATGGTTTTAGGATTTGTGGACATTTTACCATCTAAACTATCATGATCTAAAGATGCGTCATCCCATTGATTTACAAATTCAGTAAATGGAGCCATTTGATTTTTATCAAATTCTCTATATCCAGGTAACAATGGTGAAACATATGAACCTCTAGATCCACGACTATCACTAGTCGTCTCCATAATTACTTTTTTTATAATTTTACTAAGTCTATCCATTTGATTATATATTATAAATATCTTATATTTTAATTATGGAAAAAGAAAATACAAATTATGGTAATTTATTTGGAACCATTGATTTATTAAGTGAAGAACATCTTGAAATAATACTATCAACAATGAATAATGACCACGCTTTATATTACCTTATTGAGGCGATTAAATCCGCGCATTCTAAAGGAGTGTTCACTATTGGTGAATCTGAAGTTATATCAAAATCTATTAGGACTTTAATTAAGTAATTTTAATTCATATTTAAATAATCCGCAATCCCATATACGATCATAACCCAATTCTGCGGTTAATTCCTTTTCAGTTTTGGTATAATCTAAATTTAAAAATCTTTTTTTAAGGTTATTTTTACCAAACCCAAATTTATGAAACCGTTTATACCGACTAACTTTTGAATTATAGTAATAATACGTTGGTTTTGTTATTGACACTAAATTAAATCCCAAGTTAGTATATAGGTTATCGTTACCATCTATTGTCCATCTCCTATCGGCAAAACTGATTATTGTTTTTGGATCATATTCGTTAATGAATTTTTTTAATATTTTTGACGCCAATCCCATAACTATATAATTTTGTTTTGTCGCATATCTACTTAATTCAAATTCTCCTTTAGAATTTTTAGTCATATTACGTTTATCGTTAAACGTCATGACACCAACCATAACATCTTTATAATATGCCCCATAAGAAATGTTAGACTTATCAGTTCCCTGAATATGATTATTTTTTAAAAAAAACGATTTGTCTTCTGTGTTGATTTTTTTAATTGTAACATTTCTACCACCGATTTTAATCCCGTCATTAACTTTTAACAAATGTTTTAATTTTGATTTAACCAAATTTTCATTCATTTTCCATTCATCTTCAAAAACGTGAAATAACCTATATCCAATTTGATTGCAATCAATAGTTTTATTTAAATGGTAAGAACTTGTTTTACCCATCTTTTCTGTATGGTAATATAAACCATTATATTCAATACATATGTTTGTTCCTTCAACTACTATGTCAATTTCCTTACCATCTAACAATTTACGGTTTTTACTTTTACCAACAATAAATCCAAGACTCTCAATAAATTCTTTAATTTCCGTTTCACCCTTTGATGTCCAAGTTGGTACCATGTTAATATTTGTGGTTTTTACTAAATCACTTAATTTTTCTGATATGGAATTTGATACAATTCTTTCGTTTGGGTATTTTAATTTATATTCTAATGTTGTGATATTATGTTTTTCTTTCAGGTGGGTATTTGTAATGCTTTTCATTTTTTTACCACATATTTTACAAATTACATAATTTTCATTTTTAGATAAAAATTTAAATAATTCCATATTTTTCACATAATTTGGATGATAAATAATATCTTCAGGAAATGTTATCAGATATTCAGATAATGTTTGATTGTGAAATTTAGTTATGTGATGTTCAAAACATCCAGTTTTGTTTGAGTTGTCAGATGTTTTCCAATCACATAATTTACAACCCCTATTTGATTGGTTGTCAATATCAATTGTGTTAAAGTATTCTTCAAACCACTTTTTACCATTATGGTGTTCATATTTTTTTCTTTGGTAAGTATTAGTTGGGATCCACACATCACCATATAAATTAATGATATGTCTTGTTAATTTACCCGATAGATTGTTTGGGTCTTTTATTATAGAGTTAGTTTTTTTACATTGAGCAACTAATTCTTGTGTTTCTGATGAATATATTTTACTTTTAGTTGACTCAATTTCAAAACTATTACCATCTTTGGTTTGACCTCCTTTTTTGTTAATCACAATATTATTCTCTTTTAATATTTGACTAATTTTTTTATGTCCTACCTTAAATTTTTCGGCTAATTTATGAGTGCTTGGCATTTCAGTTTGATACAATTCAATAATGTTTATAATATCATCAGGAATTAATTTAGTTTTCATTAAGCATCTTTTTATATAAATATAACATAAACACATAAAAAGTAAAATTATAGTCCATTTATTTTTAACCCAACCATAATTTTTAATGGCATAAAAAAAGGGACAATTTCTTGTCCCTTTAGTGTTAGTTGTTTAAGATTATTGATTATCTCAATTCTCTTAAGTCAAATGTACGAACACCATCAACAGTAATTCTTCCGTAGAAACGGTTATTTACCATTTTTTTCGCGTATCTCGTCATTATTCCTTTGATCGGAGTAAAGTTGAACGGGTTATACATTGTAGGTGTTAATTGTAGAGGTACATACGGTGCGTAGATGTAACCTGTGTCTAACAATGACGTTCCTTTGTGTCCTACTAACACTTGGTTAGCTGGGAAGTAAGGGTCACGGTAAACTTGGTAACGACCTGATAATGTACCAACTCTTTCAATACCCATGTTATACTGATCTTGATCAGGAGCCGCATTAGATACGTGGAAGTATTCTAAATCGTCAAAGATGGCAGAAACTTCAGAAGATACAACAATCCAGTTAGCTCCACCTCTTAATGTAGATTTGTGGATTTGTGCTGACAATTGGTTAATTGCAGTAATCAAAGTTTGGTTCCAGTCTTTTTGAGTATAAGAAGCTTGGTTAGCAATTCTTCTCCATCCGTTGTAATCCCAACGTAGGTTCCAAGCTGCACCTTTACGTAAGTCACGTAAAATTTCACGGTCAATCTCAGCCGCCACTTGTTCTGACAATAATGCTGTTAATTCAGCTTCAGCGTCAATGTTATGGAATGCTGCAACGTCTTGTGCTAATTCAGGAGACCATTGTGCTCTTAGTTTTCTTTCTGTAACAGAAACTGTAACTGACTCAAGGTCAAAAGAAACTTCACCAATTTCATCTTCAAACTCAAGGTTTGCATATCTTCTATAGAAAGCCGCAAAAGAATCAGTTGAACCACCTGAGTAGATTGTACTACCTGTATATCCGTCAAGTGATGTTGCATCACAATCAGCACATATAGGACAAGAAAGATCTACTTCTAAGTATATACAACCATCTTGAGAACAGATGTCATTATAACTTCCACCGTTACCAGCGTTAGTACCATTTGCGTTACCATTGTTATTAAATACGGTTTGTGTGTTAGTACTTGTTGGAGTAACAATACCTTGACCGTAAATTTGAGTTACTACTCTAAATAATAGAGGAACATACTGACCAGCAGCATTTTTAAATATATTACAAGGTGTTGTTTCTCCCGAAATATTTGAGGTTCCGTAAATTCTTAAATCAGAAAGAAAAGACTCTGTATCAATTTCACTACCGTCAGGACCAATTAATTTTCCAGTTCCAGCATTTGCAAAACCACAAAGTTTCATAATAACTTTTCTTGTGTTTCCTGAATAAGCATCTAAAGACGCATTAACTAAACTACTACCAGACCATACTTGTACAGTTGTGTTAGCAGTAACTGCGGTCCATTTACCTTTAGAGTAATCGAACAATCCTGGAGGATCTAAACCAGCCTCATTACCTTCGTAAAATGAATCATAAAGATTTTTTTTGTAAGGGAAGTTAGTTCCACTTGCGTCTCCGTAACCACTGTTTGGTGTTTGAGTACTAGGTGAGTTAGGTGCTCCATAAGGTGCGTAATGTTCACCTCCAGAGTTTTGTACTCCAGTTTGTAAGTTTCCATTAGCATCGTATGAAGATGCGTTAGCGTATCCTTGAATTTTAGGTACAAAATAGAATAATTTACCGATAGGTAAGTTCATAGCTTGTACAGATACGATGTCGTTAGCCAATAATTTAGAGAATACTCTTCTTACGATTGGAAAAACAACTGTTTCAAAAGCTCCGTTAGATGCTCCGTCTGATGTTGCTTCGTTAATTAAGTGAGACGCTTGGTTCTCATATAATTGTGCAACGTTTTCTTTTAGGTGGCCTCTAAGACCTTCAAGGAATCCTAAACGATCCCATTTGTTAATTGTGTCTTCTTTGATAACTTTAAGGTGTTTTAACCCGATGTTACCAACAAGACCTGATTCTAATAATGCTCCCATTTTTTTTGGTTTTTTATTTTTTTTAGTTTATTTTATTTTTGTCATTAAATCCTTCATTCTTAAAAATTGTGGATTCTCATACGTTTTTGATTCAATCAAATTAACTGAAGATCCTGTATCAGCAGTTTTATTAACAGTTCTTTGAATTGACTCGTTTATTTTTTGTTCACCTGTAGAACCATTAGATGATAATTCACCTTTAATTGTTCTATATAGGTTTTTTGATTCTTTTAAAGATTCAAGATTATCAAATCTTCTTAAAATATTTATTTTTTCTTGTTTTGTGGTTGAATGTTCGGTAAAAAGTCTTGTAGCGTAAGCCAAGTTAGAATTAAACACAGCAACTTCATTTAATTTTGTTCTAAAAACATCAAGAGCTGCTTTGTACTCTTCGTTTTTTTCTTTTAATAAAGAAACTTCATTATTTGAGTAGTTTTCCGAAATTTTAAATGGACTGTATTCATAATTTCTGTTGTTTGTTCTTGCTTTTCTTAAACCACGGCTACCATCTTTAGATCCATTACCATAAGTTCTTGACGCTTCTTTGGTCTCAACTTTTTTCATAGATCCTTTTTCCATGTTTTCACCTTCCTTATATTCAAATTTTGGTTTTCCAGTTCCAGTGGCTTTAATACCTTTACCAAACGCTTCTTTTCGTTTTTCGTTAAATCCGCCACCCATATTAGGTTTTTTGTCATATGAAAATTTAGGACCTCTACGGTTTTCAGTTCCTTTTGATTTTAAAGATTTTAAAGATTTTTTAACAGCTTCCATTACACCGTCAACAGTAGTATCAGTATAGTCCATATCTTCCATTCTTCCCATACCTTCAGTATCATCTCCATCTATTTCCAACTCATATGATGTCTCATCATCACCCATGTCATCCATGTCTGAAAATCTATTTCCACGAGATCTGATCGCATCTCTCACAGGAGTTTCGAACCTACCTTTATGTGATCTGATTGCATCTCTAACAGGAGTTTCAAATCCCATTTCATCGTCATCGTCATCCTCATCGTCATCTTCATAATCCATTCTATCTTCTTCTAACCACCACGCTCCATCATTTCTGTCTCCGTCTGAGTTTCCATAGTCGCCTTGTTCCATCGTTTCAGGATTCATTTCTTGGTCTTCTTCTAACCACCACGCTCCATCATTTCTGTCTCCGTCTGAGTTTCCATAGTCGCCTTGTTCCATCGTTTCAGGATTCATTTCTCCAGCATCGCCCATTTCTATTTCATATATTAGTTGATCACGATTATTACCGTAAGATTCTCCTAATTGAATCATATATTCATTATCACCGTCTTTAAGGTTTATATTACTACCTTCTTTTTTTATTACGATTCCATCATCATCTCCCATAGCTTTAAAAACTCTAAGAACTTCCGCGTCTGACGCATCTGTCATATCAATAGTTTCATCATCCATTTCAGGGTCCATTTCCATTTCAGGATCCATTTCCATTTCATCGTCGTCCATTGCCATTTCATCGTCGTCCATTGCCATGTCTTCATCATCCATTGCCATGTCTTCATCATCCATTGCCATGTCTTCATCATCCATTTCCATGTCTTCATCATCCATTTCCATTTCAGGATCCATTTCCTCATCGTCAACGGGTTCTTCAATCTCATCTTGTTCTCTAAGAGATTCTTTTACTAATTGTTTGATTTCTTCACTCATTGTAGATTGAAGTATTCCTTTTGCATTCTCTTGAAGAGTCTCTTCCAAATTTCGTATTTGGAATAAAGCTTCTTCTACAACATTTTTGTTATAATTCATATTTTTTATAATAGTTCATCAATAAATATCATTAACTTTTAAAAAAACAATAATTTTTTATTTTTTAGGCATAAAAAAAGGAAAAAGATTATTTTCTTTTTCCTTTTTTGTCTTATTAAAAATATTTTAATTTTCAATAACCTCATTAATTTTTGACTCAACAATTGCTGTTATTCTCCAATCCATTGAATAATTTTCAAAAATTTTAGTAACTTTAGCCTCAACATCTGTTGGACTATACCCTTTTACTAATTTTTCTTCTTTCATTTTTTTTACTTTTCCTGTTTCATTATCAACCACATCGGTTGTAATTCTTGATATAAAATACTTTTCGTCCATAATAATTTTTTTTATTTATCTAAATAATGAGTTAATCTTTTCATTAAGTCAAGCGATTTATTACCAGACTCCCCAACATTTCTTTCTACGGACATTCTTTTTTCTTCATCTAAATTTTCTTCGTATTTCATTCTATCGTTTCTATCTGTGAATAAGTATGCACCAGGTGTGGACGGTGAAGATACAAGATCAAAACATATTAATTCAAAATCATCCTGAACTTCATTTTGTTCTCCAACTTTTTTTAATGATCCAACACCACGAGAAGATATTCCTAATGTAACTCCTTGACGAAGATAGTTTGCCGCTAAATCACCTTTTGTTGATACAATACCTCTTTCGTGAAATCCTGGACTTGTCAGTAATTTTAATTTACCTAATAAAACAGGACCATCCCACCATATTTCTGTAATCATGTGAGAAACCCTGTCTAAATCGATTAAAGAAGATTCGGGGTGGTTTAACTCAGAAAGAGATGTTCCTTTATTAATAATTTTTTTATAATTATCGGCTTCCCTTTTTAATATTTTTTCAGGATAAATTCTTCCGTTTCTATTTGGGGTATTGTATTTTTGTAAAACAGCGTAAAACTCAAATGGTTTTGAATGATCCAACATATCTCTATTTTCTCTTATCATAGATAAGTTTCTTCGTTCATTTGGGTCTATATAACCAGCGTCATACTCAACAAGGATCCCACGTCCGAAATCTTTTGGTCCCAATATTTTTAAGTTTTCCATCTATCTATTTTATATATAATTACTAAATAGTTTCAGTTTCTTTCTTTATGATTTTTGTATTTCCATTTTTGGTAAGATAAAATTTAAAATATTTATTTTTATTCATTATTTCACCATATATTAATTTAACTAAACTTTTTACAATTTTTTTTAATTTTGGGGATTTAAAATCCATTTTTTCTAACAGAAACAAATTAATCTCTAAATTCATAAATGATTTTTTTTTAAGATGTAATCCACTAGTTCTTAAATCAAGATCAACAATAAATTTAGTATCGATAATATCTTTATTTATGTTATTTAAAAGTGTGTGTTTAACGGATCTTGACATGTTTAATACGACCCTATTCCAATCCTCGGCCTCATATTTTGGTTCTACCCAACTTTGTATGTTTATAAAAATTGATTTTAAATTTTGGGAATCAATTGTCCCGTATTGTGATTTAAATGATCTATACCCGTTTAGTTTGGCGGTTTTTCCTTTCTTCATAAATTTTCTTCATATACTTAATGTTTATTTTGATATAATTATAATTAATTATTATTGTTATATCAACAAACCTAATAAAATGAAAATATGTTAATCGTGACAGTAAAAAAGGGGGGTATTGAGAAATCCTTAAAACTTTTAAAAAGAAAATTAATTAATACAAATCAAAATGAAATCTTATTAAATAAAAAAGAGTATATTAAACCATCTATACTTAATAGAGAAAAAAACAAAAAAGCGATTTATATTCAAAAATTAAAATTAAATAAAGATTAAAGACTTTCTTTAAGTTGTTTTAAGTGATAATAGTTTAATTCTGAAAAAGATTCTTTTTGAATTTTTAATAAAACTTGGTCTATTGTATTAATTGTGTCAGAATCGTTTTCATTGTCTTTCTTTTCATTTAACTTTTCTAAAACCAAATCCTTAGCGTCATTGTAATTTTCAATTAATTGTGTTTTTGGTGTTGATAGAATTTTTTTAAGTTCTTTTTGTTCTGATTCTTTTAATGAGGAAATAAATTTCCCAACAGTTTTATTTGCAACATTTAACATTGACTT